ATTTCGTGTTCTTTTTGCATGTTTTTCCATGCTCCCTCAATTCCAATTTCAAAAATGTTTCCATAGTCTGTCTTTCCCTCTGCATCGTCACAACACAAAACTGCTTGTCCGCTCACTAACACTTCCATTTTCCTTAGTATACGTCCGGAGCCCATAGCACATCCTTGCATGTAGTTGTTCTCATCAATTACAGTATTGTAGGGTTTGGTCCAGTCGCCATCTCCGTCACCCATTCTATTTTCAATCCAATTACTTTTTGACTTCACTTTACCCAGTGTTGAATTTTGATATTCGGCGATCGTTGAGGCACTAGCAGTGGCCGATTGATTTTTGTGTTTAACACCGATTCTAATCCTTTCTGAAAGTTTTGGATAGTTTTCTTTTACAAAGTTTAGACTTTTCAGTGTCTTGTCTTTTTTAATCTTCATAAATTCCCATAGTTCTTCTGCGGTATGTCCAATAACACTCATATGAACATTGCCTATTAGGTGTTTGTATTTGTTTAAAATTTCACACTGTTTTTTAGTGAATGACACACCGTTAGTAGTAATACCAACATTAATTTTATAGTGATTACACAGTTCCATGATGTACTCTAGATTAGGTTGCACTAGTGGATCACTGTATCTCCATGGGCTAATAGCACACGCATAATCTTTTACTTTGTATTTTTTTATAAGTGAACCGTAGTCGTGTAACAGCATACCTAATTGTTCTTTGGTCATTAGTTGACCGTGATATGTTTTGTCTTCACTCAATGTGGTGTATGGACAACAATAACATTTTGCGTTGCATAAGTTGATAGGTTCAAATGCTATTGCCGAGGGCAATGGTATCTCTCTATACATTTTCTTTCACCATTATATAATCTTGATTAAACACACTGTCTATACCTTTGCACGTGTACCCCCAACTTTCTAAAAGTTTCTGTGCATGAGTATTTCCTCTGTTTTGTTCTATTACAACAACTGGCTCGCACTTTTTAATAGTTTGTTCTGAACCTTTTAGTGCTTTGAATTCGTATCCCTCGATGTCGTATTTTATAAAACAAACATTTTTAAAGTTAAATGAGTCTATTGTTTTTATAGGTACAGCAACATCGCCGTGATCTTTAATTCTGCCTACTTTATTGCTTGTTGTGAATGTTGTGCCTTTCTTATCTCCTATTCCGCAAACATGATACGTAAATTTATTCATGTCGACTACATTTTTTTCAAACATATTTTTTTTATTTCGAAAATCAAAACAATGTATGTGTGTAAAGTACTTTTCCATTTCCCTAGCAAATCCACCTTCTCTGCAACCAACGTCTATGCCAATTCCGTTTTCTTTTATATAAGGTAGTGCTAATTGAAATGTGTGATTCCATCCCTCAATCTTTTTAGGTATTTCAGCAAGTGTACCTAAGAAATTAGTTTTTATTTGCATAGTCAGTTAACCATTTTTCTAAAGCTGGGCCATCTAGTGGTTCTGGTGTGAGCCATTCTTGTACACCATGAGTCGACGCCCATTTACCACTTGGCAGTTGCCATGCATTGTGCTTAGGTTCTTCAACATGTCTGCCAACCATGTATCTCCGTGTGCCGGGCCCGAATGGTTTGATTTCAGATTGGACTACGATTAATCCTAATTCATCGATCCACTGAAGCATTCTGTTCATGTGTTTCATAACTGTACTTATCTTGATTTAATTTAGTGGGTTACGCACTGAAAAGATTGATTACTTCTTTCTTCCAATCATCGGAATACTCGCAATCTCTATAACCATCGAACCACGGACCACCTTCTGTGTAGTGCAGTATCTTAGGCTTACCGTCTTTGGGTTCTTTGTACCAACCTACTAGCCAATTGTATTCGTGAGGTAGAGACCCAATGTCTTCGTCATCTAGCCAACTAAATCTATGTAGGAATTTTGGTGTTTCTTTGTTTAGTAGTTCGGGAGTTAATATTTTATTCTTAGGATGTCCGCAATTCCACAGTACCATACTGCTCCAATTTTTTCTTGGATATGCTGTTTGTACCTGTCCATCCATTTTGATAGATCCTTCTTCGGGTGTGTAATCGTGTTGCACACAAACAACTGCTTTAGAATCATCGCAGTATTGTTCAAGTTCTTTTGCTGGAATTTTCCAAAGGAAATCACAATCACAAAATACAGCCCAACCTTTGTAGTCATTAAGATAAGGAACAAAGAATCTAGAAAATGTAAATTCTGTTGTGGCTAATTTGTCTATTTCTCTAGTATACATACCTTGCTCTCGCATCTGATTTTGTTTTAATGGTATAACTTCAGCTGATGAATCTCTACGTTTGATAGAGTGCTCACATACCTGATATGATATATCTTCTCGCGAATCCCAACCTACGTATACTTTCATTTTACCAAAATCTCATGTATTTGTTCCCAATTATTTACACGGATAACATCTGGGTGATTAAAATCTCTATTGTATGGATGGTCAATTAATATAGGCTTTAAACCGTAAGAGAGCCCTGCTAGTGCGTTCTTAGGCTTGTCCTCGACCCAATACAGCCCGGTGTCATGGAAGTCTGCTAATGCTCCGTCTTTGTCTGCTCCTGTGCCTAGTATGTGGTAATTGGTAAACACTTGTTCTCCGAATAGTTCTCCTAATCTTTTTTTACGTAACTCTTGTGCTGGCACATCTGATGTTTGTGATGTGATTGGTACAAAGGTCCACCCCTCTGCATGTAGTAACTTTACCCAAGTCTGTGATTCTAACATAGGGCGTTGTGTTCCCATCCATGCACTTCTATTAAATTCTCTGATTTCTTGTCTAATGGTATCTTTACTAACACCAAATCTATTGGCCATTTCGTAGTCGTCTTCCGATGTGTCCACTGACTTGTATGGATAAAATCTATTTCCATTTTTGTCAAAGTATGATCGTAGTTGCATCCACTTGGTAAAATGGTGTTCCCATTCTAACAGTACTCCGTCTACGTCTGTAAGTATTATTCTATTATGAGATATCGGCATCTTCCATTCCTGCTACTCTCAATTTAACAATGTTTGTTATCTGCCATTGTTTTTGATCTAACCCTTTGGTGATGCCTAACCATTGATTACGTATTAATGCAAAGTCGTTAATTATTTTACTCATGTCAACAACGTCAGCTTCACCGTCAACATACTTCTCTGCGTCTCTACTGCTTAATAATTTATTATAGTTTTCTAGGAATTTCCTAAAAGTTTTAGATCGTAATCTTCTTAATTCTATGTTTAGGTATTCTAGTATTGCTTCAAGTTGTTGTAGTTGACTAAATCTTTCTTCAACTATGCCAGGTAACGATGCACTAGCTCTTTCCAAGTTACCGTATATCTTACACTGCTTTCTTGCTTCTAGTAGTTCAGCATCAAAGTATGCTACACAGTCAGGTATCTTAGATAAATTTCTGCTAACTTCATTATACCAGTTTATCATTCATCCTCGCCGTAACCCACGTCATCAGATTCTTCTTCCTCGAACACAGTGTTGACAGCTTCCTCAAGTTTTGGATCAAGCTCTGCAGATCCTTTGAGTACGTCATGATCTACTCCAATGTCTTCCAAACTTTTAATGAAATCTATTGCCATGTCTAATCTTTGTCTCTCGGGTACGTAATGGATGATAGAATTCCACAATCTTTCAATATCAGCGTGATCAAAATCTATCATATACTATTCCTTTTCTTCCTTAATTGGTTCTACTTTTTTAGTTTTTGCTTTTGGCTTTACTTCTACTTCAATAGGAGCGTCTGTATCTTCTTTATCAGCAAAATCTGTGGATTCTTTAAAGTCTGCCATTAGCATATCTAATTTATCACCGATCCATTGTTTTCTAAAGTCGATATGTTCTTTACCTGCTTTGTCAATGTATTTTAGCCTGTTTCCAGTCTGTACAAGTATACCTTTCTTTTCAAATAGGTCCACTAGTCCACTGTACGGGTTCATTCCTGTTTCATATGGAATCTTAACCTGTACACCTTCAAACGGTTTAGCATATCTTGTTTTCATAACTTTACAAGCCGCTCTAATACCTCTTACGTCTGTAACTTTGTTACCATCAAGATCTTCTTTTAATTTAAGTTTTTTCATTGCAATAACTATTGAACTTGCATAGATAAATCCCTGTCCACCTGATATCTTATCATCTGGGTCAAACATATCCTGTGATGCGTAAGTGTGATTTGTTGCTACAAGGCCTACGTTCCATGAACCGAACATGTTAACACAGTTTCTCACAAGTGCAGTTAATGCCTTAGGTTTTCTACCTAGGTCACCTTTCATATCACCCGCTTCAAACTGATTAACGTCAGTTGGTGTAAGCATCATGCCTAAACTGTCTATAACAAATAGTACTTTAGGTGCACCTTCTTTATCATCTGCGTGTGCTTCTTTGTAACCTTTCATAAACTCTGAAATAGTTTTAGCTACATCATCGATCATTGATATACTTAATTTTAGAAGTTTCTCTTCCGATGTGTCTACTTTCAATGCCTGCAACCATTTCTCATCCAATGCGTTCTCTGTGTCAACAAGTATAACAAATATACCTTGCTCCTGTGCATTCTTAATAATGTTTCCTGCGGCTATGTATGATTTACCTGCTCCGGATTCTCCTGCAAATACCGTAACTTTGCCTAGCGGAATTCCTTTGTTGAAATCGCCTGTCATTAAATAATTTAATGCATAATTTCCTGTGCTGATCCAATCAGTAGGATCACTAAACCCTATGCCTAAACCTTGGATTGATTTTGTAATACTCTTTCTAAACTTTGTTGCGTCAAATACTTTCGTCATAATTTTATCCTTTGTATATCCTATAATAGCATATCAAGGCCCTAACGTCAACATCAGGGCCTTGGTAAAATGTCAGATTATTTTGCTTGTCTTGATCTTATTAGTTTCAAGATGTCCTCTGCTCTTTTGGCACTATCACCTGCAGGAGCCGCCGTAGCCGCCGCTGTTGGTTGTGCTGGTACAGATTCTGTAACAGGTGCAGTTGCAGTTACTGGTGCACTTACTGGTGCCGCTTCAGTTACTGGTGCCGCCGCTACTGGACTTGCTGTTGGAACTGATACTTGGGGTTTAGGTTGGTAAGCCATTCCCGCTGGTCTAAAGTATTGTCCATACTGCTCAAGATCGTAAGCTTCACCTTCGACAGATTTTGCAAATAATTCTGCAATTATTTTAACTTCTGCTTCAGTTGGCTCTTTTGGTCTATAGTCACTTAGGTTGTGTAACCCATGTGTTTCGATTGCGGCTCTCTCTGCCTCATCTAATGCACGTTCTCTTCTTGACCATTTTGATGTTGAGTAATCAGCATAACCACCTTTGGTAGTTTTGTTAATTCTAAAATCAACACCTTTAACCAAATCAGTAGGCATTTCTTCCATCTCTGGATCCATCAATGCACTTCTAATGATGTTAAAGATCTGAGGTCCAATTATAAATCTTCTGACTGGATTCTCAGGTGTTGAGTCCTCTGCTAGTGGATTTGTTGTAACAAAACCTTGGAAAATATAACTTTTCTTTTTCCAATATTTTCTGCCCATGTCTTCCATGCTCTTATCTTTGAACCATGGTCTAACTTCCGTTAGTACTGGACAAGTCTTGCCGTACATCTCCATACAAGGTACTTGTACTTGCACTGGTCTAGAATCAGTTTGACCTTTAATACCTGCAAAAGGTAATTTGATCATGTTTCTTTCAGTCCAGAAGAAAGTATTGTTTGTGTCCTTATCTGGTAAGAACCTAACAACTGCTTCTGAGCCTTCTGCTATATTCCAGTGTGGGTAGATGGCGTTGTCTCCGCCTGTTTGTGAAGTTGAGCGATTAACTTCTTGAGATTTTAACTTCGCTCTTATTTCAGCTAATGATGCCATAATGTAAGCCTCCTTATTGTGCCTATGTTTGTTTTAGTTTGCCTTAGTTTGCCTAAATGTATATTAGACATATAGTACATAATATACACTGATATTTATCAGTTGTCTACTACTATTATTGGTAATATGGAAGTTTTATTATTGGATATTAGCTAGTTGCTTAATTCTATCTAATTCTGTGTTGATCTTTTCAGCATCAACTTGGTCTTTTGCTATTTCTTGTTCTTTATCTTCTGCTTCATCTTCTGGATCTCTAACGACCATGTCTGGAGCATTGTCTTCTGTGTTAAACTTTTCAATTGCTGTTTCGATTGCAGTAGCTTTATCTCCGCCATCTTTTAAATGCTGTTCGATAAAAGGTTTAAGATCTTCAAAAGTAAATTCTTCGTTAGTCTTGTCTGCATATCTAGTATCACCTGATTTCATTTTTTGGTATGCTAGTGTGTTTGCTTTTTGATCTGCTTTCGTTACGTTCATTTTTTCTTCTTTGTCTTTGTCTTGAGTTTTGAACATA